GCAACCTTAGAAGAAGGGAACGTTATTGTTTCACCTGATAAGGACATGCGACAGATACCCGGTCAGCTATACAACATGACCGAGATGATGAGTGTGACTCCTGAAGAAGGACATAATTGGCACTTCATCCAGACATTAGCAGGCGATCAAACTGACGGATACAGCGGAGTTCCCGGAATCGGCATCAAACGGGCAGTAAGCCTATTTGAAGAGAACGGTTACAACTGGAAGACTGTTGTAGAAGCATTTGAAGCTAAAGACCTTGATGAAGAGCACGCTCTGATGAATGCAAGGCTTGCAAAGATCCTTACATGTAAAGAGTATGACTTCAAAAAAGGAGAACCAATCCTTTGGACCCCCTCCAGTGCTGCTGGAGCTGACAATGGAGCAAGAGTTAAAGCTACGGCAAATTGAACTGATCCTTGAAAGAGGAGAGTTCCAACTAGAAGATTTAGGAACAATATTTTTAGCATTACAGAAGCAATGCTTCGTCTTATCCAACAACGTATCTAATTTAGTAAAACAATGGCCTCACCTCCCCACTACACCAGAGGAAGAATCGATGTCTGGGATTTTATTCGCGATCAATCGCTCGGCTTCCACCGAGGAAACGCAATAAAATATATTTGTAGAGCTGGTTATAAACAGAACGAAATTGAAGACTTAGAAAAAGCAATCCACTACCTACAGAACGAAATTGAACACCTTACTTCAACAGGCGAAAGAGTTCAGAACTGTCTTTCAAGTATCCCCGACCTTTTCCCAGAATGGACGTTTGACTCAGAAGAGTTTGATCGATGAGGAATGGTCTGAATTCCATGAAGCCTATCACCACGAACCACTAGATCATGTTCTAAAAGAATTGGCAGATCTAGTTTATGTCTGCTATCAATATGCCGCCCATGAGGGTTGGGATCTAGACGAAGCTATGAACCGTCTACATGAATCCAACCTATCCAAGCTTGACGATGAAGGGAACCCTATCTTCAGAGCTGATGGCAAAGTACTAAAGGGACCAAACTATCAACCACCATATCTTGGCGACCTAATTAAATGACACCTTCACTTATTTCTCGTACCGGACGTGTGCAGAGTTGGATCGATGATCCTACTTCCCGGTTACCCGTATCATGCACAGTTTTTGAAGTACAGAATGAGATGGACACTGCTGACGGCATTGAAGCCAGTTGGCGTTTCTGCTCCTATGCACTTAGGCATGGAGCGGGTGTTGCTATTCACCTATCAAACTTAGATCCAGCAGGACATGTACGCGAATCTGGCGTTATGGCCTCTGGTCCTGTTTCTTTTGCAAAAATCTATTCAGTACTTAATGAAACATTACGACGTGGTGGGCATTATAAGAATGGTGCCGTTGTGTGCCATCTTGATGCTGACAACGCTGACCTTCTTCAGTTTATTAACACCCCCAGAAGTGAACTCCCCTGGGTCAAACGATGCGTCAACATTGACCAAGAAAAATGGGACAACCTTGACCGTGGAGTTAGAGACGCCCTACTCCAAGGCATTAAGAAAGGGGACATCTGGCTCAACAAAATAAAATTCGATAAAGATGGAAAACGAATCAGAGGTAACGTATGCCTTGAAGTGTACCTGCCTTCAAGAGGAACCTGCTTACTCCAGCACGTCAATCTCGGTGCCTGTGAGTTCGAAGACATTCCAAAGGCTTTCGCTTCAGGTATGTCCGAATTGTGTGGACTCCATGCTACTACAAATGTCGGGAAAGATAGAGAGTACCTCTCACCCGAGGTGGACCGTCAAGTTGGACTCGGGATGCTTGGTCTTGCAAACTTGCTCAGACGGTACGGAGTAACTTACCAACAATTTGGTGAAGCACTAAAGCAGTACAACAATTTAGAAGTAGTTCATACACCAGCATTTGAGCTGGTAACGAAACTATCAGAGGGCATTAGAACAGCAGCAACTATTGCCCGTGAATATAAGATGGTAAGGGCCTTTGCTATTGCTCCTACCGCGTCCTGTAGCTATAGGTCACAAGACCTTAGTGGTTACACATGCTGCCCTGAAATTGCACCACCTATTGCAAGATCAGTGGACCGTGACTATGGCACCTTTGGTGTGCAGACGTATGACTATGGTGACGTAGAAATTGCGTCAGAAGTTGGTTGGGATGCTTATAAAGCTGTCGCTGACGGCATTATGAATATCTTGGACCGTACTGGACTTCTTCACGGATACAGCTTCAACTCATGGAGTGACGCGGTAACCTACAACGATGAGTTTGTTGAAGAGTGGCTGAAATCGCCCCAGACTTCACTCTATTACTCCTTACAGGTAATGGGTGATGTTCAGGACAAATCAGACGCTTACGCTGCACTAGATGCAGAGGATGTCGATAGGTACTTGAACGAAATTTTAAATAATGAACCAGATTGCGATTGTGCAGAATGAACCCTTATCAGAAGCTACAAGACAGAAAAAGAAAATGGACACCAGTACAGACAACTGCGGGTGCAGTGAAGGATGGAGCCGAGGAAGCTATCCATCGTGTACTCGCCTTACGACATATGGAGTTGCCTGTAGGGAATTTTATCAATGATGCGCTCACCACTGAGATTCCAGGCATGGCGAGGGAGTTACTCGAATCCAATGTCCAAGATGAGATTAACCACGACTTGGCTCTCGGCTTCATCGCCTCTAGCTACGGAGTTGATGAAAAAGCTGAGAGGGAAGCCTTCGCCCTACGCGATGCTTGGGAGGCGCATAAAGATCACACTATCCTCAAAGCGATGGTTGCCGAGCGTGCAATTTTCTTCGTATTACTGCCCTTTCTACGCGCTAACGGTGATGCTGGAATGCGGACGGTATCAGCTGACATCAGCCGAGATGAACAAATTCATGTCGCGTGTAACTCGTTAGTTTGTGCAGAGCTTAATTTAAAGCCTTCACAATCATTAGATAAGTTACGCAAAGCCACTATCCACTGGGTAATGGAGCCTCTAAGTAAAAATACTCAAGGCGATAGATTTTTAGCTAAAAATTTTTGGACCAACTCTAGCGATCGGCTTATGTATGAGGGAAAGGCACCTGAACTTTCCTACACACAATCTGCCCGGATGCCAGCGTTTTTTGAGCACTCGAATAATAACTTACCCCAATATGCCTAACCCTTCATTGAATGCTCTCGAAGCATTAGGGATGCAGTCAACTGCCATCCTAAATGATATGGATGCAACATTCCCACCACTAAGTGCTGGTCCCAACGATGAGATCAAGCACATCATGTACCGCGCTGGTCAACGTTCAGTTGTTGACTGGCTTATCAAAAGATTGGAGAATTAACTATGTGTATGGGAGGTTCAGCGCCAAGCGCACCGGATCCTATTCCGGCACCGCCACCACTGCCTCAGTCCACACCACCACCCCCACCACCAAAGCCACCTGCACCACCACCACTACAGCAGTTGAATAACGAACCAACTCAGGTAGCAGTGGCTGCAGCAACTAAGCGTAAGAAGAGTACGCAACAGAACAGTGCTAGTAACAGACAGATGTTGTCTGCTGGTAACACCGGAGTAAACACAGGAACAAGTGGGCCATCTAATGGCGTAAACATATGATTAAAGCGAGACAAAGATACGATCAACTCTCCTCTATGAGAGGGGCATTCCTTACAACAGCTAAGGAGTGCTCACGTTTGACGTTACCTTATCTCGTTCACGAACAAGGCGAAGGAACTAAGGGTGGTCATGTAGAACTCAAGACACCCTGGCAATCAGTTGGTGCTAAGTCGGTAGTCACATTAGCTGCAAAGTTAATGATGGCATTGATGCCACCTAGCACTACGTTCTTTAAGCTTCAGATTAATGATAGCAAGATCGGTGTTGAGCTACCTCCCGAAGTAAGGAGTGAGCTTGACCTTTCATTCTCTAAAACAGAGAGACTGATCATGGATTATGTCAACGCACAGAACCATCGCGTTGCTATCCATCAAGCACTGAAGCATCTGATTGTATCCGGCAACGCCCTGTTGTACATGGACAAGGATGGGATGAAGAACTACCCATTCAATAGGTTCGTACTTAACCGTGACGGGAACGGAAACGTAACTGAGATTGTTACTAAAGAAATCATCAATAGAAAGGCACTAGGTAAGGACTTGCCAGAGCCGAAACCCAACGCTGTTGGGGATGATGGTCCCAAGCCACAAGGTGATGACGTTGAGGTGTATACCTACGCGAGACTTGAGAAGTCAGGCCAATGGGTCTGGCATCAGGAAGCAATGGACAAGATCATTCCAGGTAGCAGATCAACTGCACCTAAGAATAGTTCTCCGTGGTTCCCGATTAGATTCAATCAAGTTGACGGTGAGAATTATGGAAGAGGTAGGGTTGAAGAGTTCCTAGGTGATCTTAAGTCACTCGAAGCACTCTCTCAGGCCCTAGTAGAAGGCGCTGCACAGGCTGCCAAAGTTATCTTCCTTGTATCTCCATCATCGACTACTAAACCACAGGCTCTAGCCGCTGCAGGCAACGGTGCAATCATTCAGGGAAGACCTGAAGATGTAGGTGTTGTGCAGGTCGGTAAGACCGCAGACTTTAAGACTGCATGGGACATGGCAACACAACTAGGACAACGCATCCAAGATGCATTCCTTGTGTTGAATGTTCGACAGTCAGAACGTACTACTGCAGAAGAAGTACGACTAACTCAGATGGAATTGGAACAACAACTAGGTGGACTGTTCAGTCTCCTTACTGTTGAGTTCCTTGTGCCATACCTGAGTCGTGTGATGAATGTACTGACACGTAGCAGACAGATCCCATCACTACCTAAAGGCTTAGTCAGTCCACAGATTGTGGCTGGTGTACAAGCACTAGGTAGGGGACAGGATCGTGAGTCTCTCATCCAGTTCATCACCACCATCTCACAAACAATGGGACCAGAAGCATTGGTCAAACATGTGGATGCAACTGAGTACATCAAACGACTCGCTGCTTCACAAGGTATTGACTACCTGAATCTCATCAAGTCTCCAGAAACTATGGAGGGTGAGATGCAACAACAGATGCAACAACAGCAACAGTTAGAGATGACTAAGCAGGCTGGTCAGTTGGCATCTGCACCAATGATGGACCCAAGTAAAAACCCTGAACTAACTAATGGAGAAAACCAAACCGACCAGGCCCCGCAAAACGAAGGCGGCGTCCCGCCAAGCGGCGGTGAAGCCGGACCCCAACAGCCTGGGGACGGCGGGAAAGAAACCCCCGGAAAATAAGTACGCACAGAAAGATCGCATCGGAGCTAACCCACCCATCCGAGTCGGCGGTCAGAAAGTAACTCGGGTGGGTCTTGGAAACTTAATCGTAGAGGACATTGATGGCAGAACTTACAGTCAATACTGAGAGGGATCCTGACGTACTTACTGAAGATGAGCTTGACTCTCTTCGAGTGGGTGAAGAGCTTCAGGCAGAACAGCAAGACATGCTCGCCGGAAAGTTCCGAGATGCAGAAGAGTTGGAGAAAGCCTACATGGAACTCCAACAAAAACTTGGACAACCAAGAGATGACGAAGCTACCTCTGAACCCAAAGAAGAAGAAGAGAGTGAGGTTCCCAAACAAGATGAAGAACTAACAGAAGCACAGACACTTATCGGTGAAGCATCGAAAGAGTTCTACGCTAATGATGGCACCATCTCAGCAGAGATGATGGACAAGCTAGGCAGTATGGATGCCAAGGATCTTGTTCAAACCTACATGGAGATGCAAGCAGTAAATGATGCTGCACCTACAGAAGTACCTGACCTTTCCGATAGGGAAGTGATGGAGATTCAAAGCATGGCCGGTGGTTCTGAAGAGTACTCACAGATGACATCGTGGGCAGGTGAGAACCTAC